GAAGGGAATTCTCTCTCACCCGGTGGAAAAAAGTTAGAGACTCGGGGATCTCCCCCGCATTCTGCACGGACCTAAGCGGATCATTAGAAAAGCGGAGGGAGTTTCTCAGGGGAGCCGCCCTGATGGGCTTCGCTAATAACCCGGACACTCTCAAACCGCAGCAGTTGCGCACCGCAGATTTACTGAACACCGATCTTGACTCTTTCGTTATTGAGAGCCCGCGCCGCGCCTCAAAGACCACATCGATCCTGCTCGCCCTTATCGGACGCTGTCACCTGCGCCCTGGATACCAGGTCACATTCTCCGCGCAAAGCGGCGTCGCATCGTCGCGCCGGTTTCGGGAATGGGCGAACCGTCTCGACCAGATCAACCCTCCAATGTTCGACGATCCGACCAACCGGCCGAGACCTATCTCCAGACACCTCGCGCTATTCGGTGACGATCCGACCGCTAACGTTGACCGAGGTTTCCGCATCCTTCGCGGTGCAGCTAACCAGCGCATCGAGTGGGCGAACGGCTCCAGCTTCATAGTGCTCAGACCGGAGGCATCCAGTTATCGAGGTGAGGCAGCCGACGTGTCATGGATAGACGAAGCGCAGGAGATCCTTCCCGCCGATGGTGAGGATCTACTGGCAGCTATTCTTCCACTGCAAGACACGAAGGTGGGCGCGGCCCTCATCCTCTCAGGCACCGCCGGCGAAATGCGGACCGGCATATTCTGGGACTACCTCACCCGGGGCCGGGACGGGGATCCCACCGTCGGGATCCTCGACTATGCAGCGCCCGAAGATACACCCTGGGAAATCATCGAGATAGAGTCCGAGGCGATGGCGCTGTTGCGGACCGTCCATCCTGGTATTGGGACTTTGACCACGATGGACAAGATGCTCAAGAACTATCGCTCCATGTCGAAACCGCAATGGGCGAGGGAATACCTGTCAATGTGGCCGGAGACGTTTGGCATCACCGCGGTCAAGCCGGAGCAGTGGACCCACGCAACACTGAAGACGAAGAAGGCTAAGCCGGTCAAGGTGGCTTTCGGCCTCGCGATCAAGCCCGGCGGCTCGACCGCGGCGATCGTCGCAGCCTGGCGCGACCGCGCAGGCGCCGCCTACATCGAGGTGGTCGAGCACCGTCAAGGCACCGCCTGGCTTCCCAAGAGGATGCAGGAGCTCACCCAAACCTATCGAGGCTCGACCGTCGCCTATGACGACATAGGGGAGGGCAAAGCGACAGCTGTCGAGTGCGCACCGCTCCAACCTCGAGTGCGGCTCAAAATGCAGACTTACCGTGAGACCGCTGCAGGGTGCATCCAACTACTGCGAGACCTGGATCGGGGGACCCTGTTTCACTTTGACCAGATCTCCCTCAACGAGGCAGTGGTCAAGGCAGGCAAGAGAGAGATACGAGGCGACGCCGGTCAATGGTTATGGACGACCCTCACACCAGGCGACGACATCACCTCCCTCGACGCAGCGACCAGAGCGCTACGCAACTGGGACCAGTATTTCTCTAAGAGCCCCACAGCGAAACCGGCCGGAATTATTGTCGGATGATTCACTTTGACAAGAGCGAAACATCGGTCGTCATTACCTGCGACGAGTGTAAAGACGTGTGGGCGGCTTGCTATCCAAACCTCAACCTTGCCGCCCGCGCATCCCTCGTCCACGAACATGACGTGCATCAAGTCCCTAGCGGACATACCCAAGGGTACGCGATCATATACAGCGCGACACGCCGAGGTCGTAAAGTGACAGAGGTTTGGGGGACACTATAGGTATGGCTGTCTTGGATATGTTTCGGACCTCTCGGCAACGCGCCGAGACTGCACCGTCCTCCCTCCCCAACGCCATGGCAAGAACCGGGATCGTCACACCCTTCTCCGATGGCCAACTCCAAAAGTTCGTATGGAATGATATCTTCGGCACCGACGCTGTCCCCGTTACTCGCATCGAAGCGATGAGCGTCCCTTCTGTAGTCGGTGGCCGTGGCCTGCTCCTTGGGGCTCTTGCAGGGCGGCCCCTGCGAGAGCTCCAAGGTCGAGAATTAGCAAAGCCTCAACCCTCCTGGCTATACCGCACCAACACCGACGTCTCCCTCTGGCACCGTATGGCCCAAACCTATGACGACTGGATTTTTTACGGTGATTCTCTGTGGGCTGTCGAGCGTGGCGCTCGAGACCAAATCACTGACGCCGTGCGAATACCGCGCGACCGATGGAGTATAAACACCGAAAACCTGATAGTGGTAGGCGACACCCCAGCCGATAAGGATCAAGTACTCTACCTTCCCGGACCTTTCGAGGGACTCCTCAACGTGGCAGCCAAAAGCATCAGAGCAGCAGTCGACCTCGAAGCCTCATGGGCAGGGAGGGCTCGCACGCCGGCCCCCGCAATCGTCCTCAAAGAGAAGGAAGACAACGGGATGGATGAGGTGGAGGCGAGCGAATATGTGAAAGCTATATCTCAAGCCCGCCGAGACCCAGAGGGTGCGGTCATGTTCGTCCCTTACTCCCTCGACGTAACCTTCGAGGGTGACACCGCCTCCGACCTTATGATCGAAGCTCGCAACGCGGTCAAGTTAGACGTCGCAAACTTTCTCAACCTTCCAAGCTCACTGCTCGACGCAGCACTCCCTAAGGCGTCACTCAACTATCAAACCCAAGAGGGCAAAGAAAAGGATCTCACCGACCGGCTCCCCTACTGGACCGAGCCGATGGAGTCCCGCCTCAGCATGGACGACGTGACCGCTCGCGGCCGTCGTATACGTTTCGAGTTCGATGCAAACCCTACCCAGCCGGGCGGGCAAACCGCTCCCTATACAGAGGACTAAACAATGGTTATCGCCTATATAGAAGCGGGATCTCTCAGCGCATCCCTCGCCGATCGCGTTGTCACAGGACTACTCCTCCCTTTTGGGGAGGTAGGACGCACAAACCTTGGCCGTTTCACTATTGCCGGCCCTGGAATTATCACCATCCCGGACGACGTTAGCGTCCTCCAAGCAAACCTCGAACACGACCAGTATGAGCCGGTGGCAAGATTCTTGACCACCACGGAGACGAGCGCCGGCATCGTCGCCAGTTTCCAAATTGGTCGCAACCCCGAGGGAGACGCACTGCTCGCAGAAATCGAGCAAGGCGCCAAAACAGGTCGACTCAAATCACTATCAGCGGAGGTAAAAAATATGGTAATCAAAGCAGGCAAAGCGATCGCAGGCACCCTCACCGGCGCAGCCTTCGTTAACAAGGGAGCCTTCCCTAGCGCACGACTAGCAGCAGCCGACACCGTCGACGAAGAAATCCTCGACCGTATCGACGAAGAACTAGGAGAACAGCAGCCCGCCGATCTCCCGCTCATGCCAGAGCTCACCACCGACGAGTACACCGACGAAGACGGCAACGTGTGGAATCGCACAATCTCCCGGACCAAGACGGCCCTCGACGGTGTCGTCACAATCGAAGAAATCATTACCCTTTCCCCCATCGAGTTAGACGTCCAACCCAACCCAGTAGAACCGGAGGCACCAGATATGCTCACACCCCTCGCAGCGGCAAGAGTCCCCGCCGCTTTGCGCAACCCACGACGCGCAGCACCCCAACCATCGTCTCTCAAAGCGAGCGATATCTTCCAGATGATCGCCTCCGCACACCGCACCCGCGAGCCTCGCCTCATGGCAGCACTCGAAGACGTCGCAATAACCGGATCCGGTCAAGTAGGCACCGCGACCGTCGTCCCTCAATACGTCGGAGAGCTCTGGAGCGGTCGACGCTTCCAACGCAAAATCATTCCAAACCTCGCCTCGGCAGAGCTCACCTCGACCAACGTGATCGGATGGAGATTCACTACCAAGCCGGTCGTCGCAACCTGGACAGGCAACAAGGCCGACGTCCCTAGCAACGCACCTGTCGCCGAGTCCTACACTGTGCCTCTCCAGCGTTTCGCCGGAGCCTGGGACATCGCTCGCGAGTTCGTCGACTTTGGACAGGTCGACGTTATCGCCTCCATGCTTGGCTACGCTGTCGACTCCTACGCGCGACAGTCCGACCTTTACGTCCTCAACGCCGCACTTACCGCGGCCGGGGACGGGACAGCAGTAGGAACCGTCCCCGCAGGTATCTCGCCCGCGCTGGTGAAACTGGTGGAAGGTGCCCTCGCTATCATTGAGAACGCAGACGCCCTCCCCACCTTCGCCATTGTCGCCTCCGACGTCTACCGTGAGCTCGCGCTCGTCCAGACGAATAACGCGCTCGAGTTTCTCAATATGAGCTTGGGACTGGAAGAAGGAGATCTCGCCGGTTTCCGTATCATCCCCAGCGCCACACTCGACGCCGGAGACGTCCTCGTCGGTAACCGCGACGCAATCAAAGTTCACGAGCTCGCCGGATCTCCCATCCGTGTCAACGCTCTGGACATCGTCAAAGGTGGAGTGGACGAGGCAGTCTTCGGCTACTGCGCAGCGAGGATCGACGACGCCTCCGGGCTCGCTCGCATCATCAACGCATCCTAACCACGCACCACGAGAGAAGGGGATCCGATGACGTACTTCTATATGGGAGATATCCCTGCGGCAGCGCTCATCGTTTCCCCTTCCCTCAATGGCGAACCCATCACCCTCCAACCTCTTGACGACGTCGTCGTCCTCATGACCGACCCCTCCGGCGACGAAATCACCACGCTCACCGCCACGGTCGACGAGCAAGAGATCGAGGTCACCTTCCCGCTCGCCTCCGTCTTCACGGAGGCAGGGATCTACACGCTCACCGTGGTCATCGATCACACACCGAACGCAGGAGGCGTAGGCATTCAGCAGGGTGACCCTATCCGCCTAGTTGTCGACGACCCGAGTGCAGAATGGGCAACTCTCGCACTCGCTCGAAACCAGTGGGTAGACGCCCGCGCAATCGACGACCCCATCCTTCACGACCTCCTACAGCTCGCCCAGGACCAGGTCATCGAGTACGCGCCGGTATTGGCAGACGACGCGCCGGTCCCTTTGCCTTACCGTCTCGCACAGGTTGCGCAGGCAAAGAACGTGTACAACGGATCCCTCGTCGACTCTGGCTCCGGCGACATTGGGAGCGACACCTTCCAGATCAGACCTTTCCCGCTGGACTGGCAGATAAAGCAGATGCTCCGGCCTCGCCGTGGGACGCCGGTCGTCGGATGAGTTCATTCCGCAAAGAGGCGGCGGCGCAGCTCCGTGCAGCACTCCCGACAAAGTGGACCTTCATCGACGACGAGCGCTCCCTCAACGCGCTGTCTCGCCCTACGGTCGTCATGTCACAGCGCGACCTGGAGCCCTCCCTCATCGCCCCGTTGTCCTACATATCCGCGTCGTTCGCCGTCATCGTCCTCTCCGAGCACACAGACCCTGTGGCAGCGGAGAACGCCCTCGACGACCTACTAGTGGTGACACTAAACGCAATCGGGACCCTGGCCGGCCTCACCTGGACCAAGGCGACCAAGGTGGTCCACCAGGAGCGTCATATGGGATACGAAATCACGACCCTCGCAACCATCCAACTCGACTAGAAAACAGGAGAACCCCCTCATGGCAATAATCACCCCAACCCCCCTCTATTTCGACGACGTAATCCTCACGATCGACGGCGACGATTACGCGCCGGCCGCATCCCAGGCCACACTCGAACCCAGCACAAGCACGACCGTCTTTCACGGTCTCAAGCCAGACGACAACTTCCCGGCGTCGTCGACCGACTGGGCCCTCACGGTAGCTTTCGTCCAGGACTGGGACTCTGCGGCCTCCCTCGCCCGCTTTCTATTCTCTAACCAAGGCTCCACGATAGCGACAACGCTTAAGCCTAAGTCTGGCAGCGGACCATCGTTCACGATGGACTTGCACATTGTCCCCGGCTCTGTCGGTGGCACCACCAGATCACACGCGACGACCACCGTTACCCTCCCTGTTAAAGGTATTCCGGCACTAGTCGAGGCGTAACGTGTTGCACGTGTCCGCCCTCGCCTCAAGGGAGATCCAGCTTTTGGTCCTCACCTTGAGGGAGGCGGAGCCGGAAATCCGCAAAGCAATCAACAAGGCAAGCAAGGACACCATCACAACAATCTGGAAACAGCAGATACTCGAGACCTCCAACGCTACCGGAGGGAAAACTCAGAAGGCACGAATCAAACTGATAGCAAAGACAGCGAAGGTCACAGTGGGCAATAAGGGAGTGACTCTGACAGCAGCGACCACCGGGCAACCTCTATCGGGCGGGCTTTCCGGGAAGACTAACTGGCAGGCACTGGAGTTTGGGGCCACCGCAGACAAGGCGACCGTCAGCTTCACTAACGGCGCCGGCACGCAATACACCCAGGTGAGAAACGTCTTTGCCCAGCTGGACTTTCGCCGCAAAAAAGGCTATCTATTCTATCCCGCCGCACGAAAAGCGGTCCCCCGTATCCTCTCCCTATGGGTACAGACTTCGGTCCGCACTCTCTTTGACCTAGTGGAAGGACGCCGCTAATGGTAGCCGGCGCACGCCTGGACCTCACCACCGACACAAGCGACGTCAAAAGAGGGATGGGCGATATTGAGGACGCCCTCGACAAAGTAAGCGACGCGCTTGACGACGTCGGAAAAGACGGCGACGACGCCTCAGACAAGCTAGAGCGCAGCTTTGCGGACATGGCACGAGAGACAAAAAAAGAAGCCCGCGATATGCAACAAGGTGTGGGCAAGTCTTTCCAAAAGATGGAGCAGGACGGCGGCGAAGCAACAAAGAAAATGCAGGAGACCGGCACTCAAGAAGCGGAGGCGCTCGCCTCAAGTTTTGACGGATCCGCCGAGTCCATCGTTGACGGTTTCCAGGCAGCGACTGCCTCCATGTTCAGCGGGTTTGGACCGGCAGGCGCAGTGGCCGGCCTCGCCGCCGCCGCGGGGATCGGCCTCATTAGCAAGAGCCTCCAGGACGCACAAGAAGAAGCAGACAACCTCGCAGCGGCA